CCCCCACGCCCGCTCGCCCGGTGTCCACACCCAAGCCCTCGCCCACCTTCGTGTGGGACTACGTGCGCGCCGAGGACGACAGGGACGAGCGGCTGCGGGCCGCTGCCGAACACGGCTACAGCCCGGCCGACCTCGTGCAGCTCGAGCGCACCCGCGCCTTCATGGCCGCCGTCTACGAGGCGCAGAAGGACTACGCCCGCTACAAGGCGATGGCGATGCTCCTGGTGAACCAGGAGGACCTGTACCACGCGGCGCGCAACACGGACGACCTCGCCGACAAGCTCTCGCTGCACAACGCGCTCTCGCGCATGACCGAGATCGACAAGCCCGCGGCGGGCGGCGGCTCCGGCTTCGTGCTGAACATCAACGTGCCCGGTGCCGAGATCTCGCTCGCGCAGCAGCTCTCGCCCGTCACGATCGAAAACGAGCCGCGTTTGGATCCAAAACCGCGCCCGATCGAGGACACGCGCGGCATCACCGACGCGGTGCTCGCGGACCTGGACGACGTGTGAGGGGGTTCGACTACACGCCGGGCCCGACCGGCGCGAAGTTCATGCTCCACCCCGGCTTCGTGCGGGTCATCTGCGGCCCGGTCGGCGGGGGCAAGTCCACCGTCGCCCTCATGGAGCTCGTGCGCATGGCCGGCGCCCAGGCCCCGAACGACCTCGGGGTGCGGCGCTCGCGCTTCATCATCCTGCGCAACACGGTCGCCCAGCTCAAGTCCACCGTGAAGCCCCTGATCGACCAGTGGCTGGTGGAAATGCCCGCTGGCCAGGTCGGCAAGTGGAAGCTCACCGACAACATCTTCCACATGCAGTTCCGCATGTCCGACGGCACCAGCGTGGACAGCGAAATGTGGCTGATGGCCGCCGACACCCCGGACGACGTCCGACGGCTCCTGTCCGTGGAGTGTTCGGCGGCCTGGGTCGAGGAGGCGCGCGAGATCGACCAGGCCGTGGTCGAGGGCCTCATGGGGCGGACCAACCGGTTCCCGAGCCGGGCGATGGGGGGTGTCACGCGCGCCGGCGTCATCTGCTCGACCAACCCGCCCGGCATCGGCAGCTACTGGCACCAGGTCATGAGCGCGCCCCCGGAGAGCTGGGGCATCTTCATGCAGCCCCCGGCGATCCTCGATGACGGCTCGATCAATCCCGAGGCCGAAAACCTCGAGCACCTCGCGCCCGACTACTACCCGAACCTGATCGAGGGCAAGACCGAGGAGTGGGTCGAGGTCTACCTCAAGAACAAATTCGGCGCGGGCGGGCACGGCCTGCCGGTGTTCAAGCGCACCTTCCGCAAGGCCTTCCACGTTGCGGCCGACCCGCTCATGGCGGTCTACACGAGCTCGAACCCGCTCATCGTCGGCATGGACAACGGGCTCACCGCGGCCGCCGTCATCGGGCAGCAGGACATGCGCGGGCGCATCAACCTGCTGGACGAGTGCTACGTGGCGGACGGCGACTCGATGGGCGTCGAGCGGTTCCTCGACACCAAGCTCGTGCCGAAGTTGCGGAACGAGTGGCCGGCGCCCCCTGAGCGCGTGCGCTTCGTCGTGGACCCGGCCTGCTTTCAGCGCTCGCAGGTCAACGAAATGACGATCGCCGGCGCCATCGAGAAGCGCGGCTTTCAGGTCGTGCGGGCTTCGACCAACGACCCGGAGCGCCGGATCACGGCGGTCGAGAACCTGCTCGCCGGCCAGATCGACGGGGGCGCCAAGCTGCTGGCAAGTCCCAAATGCACTCACATCATCAACGCGCTCGAGTGGGGCTACCGGTTCAAGACGCAGGCCGACGGCACGCTCACGCAGACCGTGCTCAAGAACCACCACTCACACATCGCCGAGGCGCTGCAGTACCTGTGCCTGCACTACAACCTGACCGTTGACCCCTTCCGGGCCGTGCGCTCGCGCCCGGTCGAGCGCGTGAATTATCTCTACGCCTAACACCGGAGCACCGACACATGGCTGGCCTTGAATTGAACCCTCCGCTGGTGGGCGTGCCGACCGGCGAGGCGCTCGTCCCGATGCAGTCGGCGGGTGCCCTGATGGCGCAAGACGAGGCCGAAGCGCGGGCCCTGCAGCCTCAGAGCTCGGCGATCACCGATTCGCTCGCCGGCCACATCCGCTCGCAGTTCGAGGCGGCCAAGAGCGCCAAGCGTCCGGTCGAGCAGCTCATGATCCGCGCGCTGCGAGCCCGGCGCGGCGAGTACGACCCCGAGGACCTGGCCAGAATCCGCGAGCGCCAGGGCTCGGAGATCTACATGATGCTCACGGCGACCAAGAGCCGGCAGGCGACCGCGCTGTTCCGCGACGTGCTGATCGGCTCCGGCACCGAGAAGCCCTGGACGCTGCGCCCCACGCCCGAGCCCGAGCTCGACCCGGCGATCACCGACGGCATCCTGCAGGCGGCGGTCAACAACATCGCCCAGTCCATCCAGGCCGGCGTCGCGGTGCCCCCGCAGCTCATCCAGGAGCTGCTCGGCGAGGCCAAGGAAGTGGCCGAGGAGACCGTGCGCGAGCAGGCTCGGGCGTTCGCCGAGCGGGCCGAGCGCAAGATGGAGGACCAGCTCGTGGAGGGCGGGTTCCAGGACGCGCTCTCGCAGTTCCTCGATGACCTGCCGAGCTTCAAGACCGCCTTCATCAAGGGGCCGGTCGTGCGCAAACGCCCCGAGCTCACCTGGGTGCAGGGCGAGGACGGCTCATACGAGGCGAAAGTCAACGAGCGGCTGCGCCTGGAGTGGGAGCGGATCGACCCGTTCAACATTTATCCGGCCGCGCACGCCACCAGCGTGCAGGACGCCTCGCTCAACGAGCTGCACAGGCTCACGCGCGCCGACCTGTACGCCCTGATTGGCGTCGAAGGCTACAACGAGACCGCGATCCGGGCCGTTCTGGACGAATACGGGCGCGGAGGGCTGCGCGAGTGGCTCAGCAACGAGTCCGAGCGCCGTGCCGAGTCGCAGCCGCTCGCCGAATCGGACAAAAGCGACGATCGGATCGCCGCGGTGCAGCACTGGGGCTCGGTTCAGGGCCGGCTTCTTGTCGAATGGGGCATGACTGAGGAAGAAATCCCCGATCAGATGGCCGAATACTCGATCGAGGCCTGGCTGATCGGCACGCACGTGATCCGGGCGGTCCTGAACCCCGATCCGCTGGGCCGGCGCCCCTATTACGCGGCCAGTTTCGAGCCGCTGCCGGGCCAGCTTTGGGGCAACTGCCTGTGGGACCTCATCAAGGACTGCCAGCGCATGTGCAACGCGGCTGCGCGGGCCTTGGCCGACAACATCGGGATCTCCTCGGGGCCGCAGGTCGATGTGAACGTGGACCGGCTGCCCCCCGGCGAGTCGATCACGCAGATGTACCCCTGGAAGATCTGGCAGACCACCTCGGACCCCTCCGGTTCCTCGAATCCCGCGGTGCGCTTCTTCATGCCCGAGAGCAACGCCGCCGAGCTCATGGGCATCTACGAGAAGTTCTCGCTGATGGCCGACGAGTACAGCGGCGTGCCGCGCTACATGACGGGCGTGGAGGGCACGCCGGGGGCAGGGCGCACGGCGAGCGGCCTCTCGATGATGATCACCAACGCGAGCAAGACCATCAAGCAGGTCGTGAGCTTCATCGACCAGGACGTGCTCACGCCGCTCCTTGAGCGCCTGTACTACTACAACATGCGCTACGGCGAGGACGCGGATCTCAAAGGCGACTTGAAGATCGTGGCGCGTGGCGCGTTGTCTCTTACCGCCAAGGACGCCGCGCAGGTGCGCATCAACGAGTTCCTCATGACGACCGCCAACCCGATCGACCTGCAGATCATCGGCATGGACGGGCGCGCGGCGATGCTGCGCGAGGTGGCCAAGCGCCTGGACTTGAACGTGGACAAGATCGTGCCGAGTGCCAACGAGCTGCGCCGCCGTCAGATGGCGGCCGCCGCGCAGGTGCCCCCGCCCGGTGGACCAGGTGGACCAGGTGGACCAGGTGGACCAGGTGGACCGTCGCCGAGCGGCCAGTCCTTGCAGGACGGCAGCCCTGTTAGTGACAGCTTTAGCCCTCCGAGCCAATAGTGATGAATCGACAACGGAAGTTTGTGTTAGTGTTAGTTAATCAGGAGCTTACATGACCGACCGTGAGGACCTGATCCTGTTCGCCAAGCTGGCGCAATCCGGCTTGAAGGACTGGACGGAGCGGGAAATGGCCAAGGTGCAGGCGCAATTGCTCACGCAGACCGACCCGATGGCCATCTACCGCTCGCAAGGGCAGGGCAGCGTGTTGGCGACGATCCAGAAGTACCTGGCTGTCGCGCCGGAGCTTGTAAGCAAGATGTAATTCACCCCTCGCAGACCGCAATGGCGCGAGGGACAACCGCAGACCTCACCCGCGACGGGTGGACGGCGCATCGGAGAACACATGAATTTGCCCCGCAGGGTGCAGGAGCAGCTCGACGCTGCCGAGCGGATGGAAGCGGAGTTGGCCCAACGACAGCAAGCGGGCCAGCGCGAGGGCGAGGAGCCCGCCGCGCCAGACCCCGAGGCTGCCAACGGCCCCGAAGCCCAGGAGCAGGTTCAAGTTCGTGACGAGGGCGAGGCCCAGCAGCCGCGTCAGGACGAGGTTCTTGCGCACAAGTACCGAACCCTCGAGGGGAAGTACAACGCGGAAGTTCCCGCCCTGCACCAGCGGCTGCGCGAGCGCGACGCGCAGATGAGCGAGCTGGCTGCAACGGTTGAGAAACTGAAGCAGGAAGCCGCCCAGCGCACGCCGCCCCCGAAACCCGAGCCGGTCACGAACCCGAAAGACGTCGAGGACTTTGGAGCGGACCTGGTCGAAATGGTCACGCGCGCCGCAACCGGCGTGTTTGAGCAAAAGGCCGGGCCCTTGGGCCAGAAGTTCGACGCGTTGGTCGCCCGGATTGACACGCTTGAGCAGCACTTGAGCGGCGTAGGACAGCAGCAGGCGCAAAGCGCCGAGCAGCAGTTCTACAGCGCGCTCGCCCAAGCGGTGCCGGACTGGGAAAAGATCAACGTCGAAGAAGGCTGGCTCGCCTGGCTGCAGGAGACCGACCCGGTTTACGGGCGGCCCCGCCAAGCCGCGCTCGATGAGGCGTCGCGTTCGCGCAGCGTGCCGCGCGTGGTGGCGATCTTCAACGCCTACAAGGCGACGAAGGCCCCCGCCGCGCCCGCCGCGCCCGCCAAGAACGCCCCCTCCAAAGACCTCGCACGGCAAGTGTCGCCGAGCAAGACCGGATCGCAGTCGAACGCCCCGAATGAGCCGCAGCGCTGGACCGAACCCCAGATCATGCAGTTCTACGACGATCTTCGTCGCGGGAAATTCGACGGACGGGACGATGAAGCTCAGCGCATCGAAGCAGAGATCGACGCTGCTGTGGCAGAGGGGCGCGTAGCCATGCGCTAACACCCCGACCCCCGGTGGCGATGTAAACCTTGACCTGAGGGCACATCATGGCCGCTATCTATCCCGTCACCGGGGATTTCAACACCACGCCGTCCTACTCCGGCACGTTCATCCCGACCATCTGGTCGCAGAAGCTGAACGCGAAGTTCTACCGCACGACACTGTTCGGCGAGATCGCCAACACCGACTACCAGGGCGAGATCTCGAACGTCGGCGACAAGGTGATCATCAACAGCATCCCGGACATTACGGTGTTCGATTACGTGGTGGGCACCAACCTCGACTACGAGGTGCCGGTGCCGAGCACCTCGGAGTTGGTGATCGACAAGGGCAAGGGCTACGCGTTCAAGGTCGCGGACGTGCTCGAGTACCAGGCCAAGCCCGACCTGATGCGCATGTTCTCGGACGATGCGGCGCAGAAGATGCGCATCCACATCGACTCGGACGTGCTGTTCGGCACCTTCAACCAGGCCGACGCGGCCAACAAGGGCGCCACCGCGGGCGCGCGCTCCGGCAGCTACAACCTCGGGACCGACACCGATCCGATCGAGCTCACCCCGACCTCGATCCTGCCGCTCATCACGCAGCTCTCCTCGGTGTTCGATGAGCAGGACGTGCCCGACAGCGACCGCGCGCTCATCATCGACCCGGCCACGCGCAACTGGCTCATGCACTCGAACCTCGCGCAGGCGAACCTGATGGGCGATCCCAAGTCGATCATCCGAAACGGCCTGATCGGCTCGATCGACCGCTTTCGCGTCTACGTGAGCAACAACACGCCGCGCGCCATCGCGGGCAAGGCCTGGGTGCCGGGGCTGGGCAACCCGACCACGGCCGCCGACGAGCCGGGCACGGCGAACCGGCGCACCATCGTCGCCATCCAGAAGTCGGCGCTCACTTTCGCCAGCCAGATGACGAAAATGGAGACCCTGCGCAATCCGAACGACTTCGGCGACCTCGTGCGCGGCCTGAACGTGTACGGCTACAAGGTCCTGACACCGAAGGCATTGGCGCTCGCCATCGTCGCGTAACTCACACCCCGGAAGGTGTTAGCTTCTTCCGGGGTACTCTTGTTTACAGATTCGGAGGCTGAAAATGTCTGACACAAAGCGTGTGCTCGATGAGCTGGGCAAGGATGGGCAACTGGTCGGCGGCACGGTCATCGCCCGCGATGGCTTCACGATGGTCGAGGTGGTGGGCTCGGACGGCCGGGTGACCGCCGACGGCAAGGATTTCCTGGAGCGGCGCAAGAAGGGCGGCGAGGACCCCAAGAAGGACACCAGGAAGAACGGCAACGAGGACGACCTGCAAAAGGCGGTGAGCAGCACCCGGCCCGACGTGCCTACCAAGTCCGGGCCGGCTCGAACGACCCGCTCGCCCAAGTCCGAGGTGCAGAAGATCGAGCCGGTCGATGGGCCGAGCGCCGAGGAGCGCCAGAAGAAGGCCGCCGACAACGCCGGCCAGCGTGACCTGTTCGCCGACCTGGACGGCCTCGAGAAGGAATAAGCCATCATGCTGGCGTCAACCATCATCCGCCGCGTCGGTGACATTGCACAGGACGCCACCAACGTCCGGTGGCCCGAGGAGGAGCTGCTGCGGTGGCTGACTGACGCCCAGCGTGAGGTCGTTCTCTACCGGCCCGAGGCCAACGTGCGCCACGAGGGCATCACGCTCACCGCCCAGCGCAGCAAGCAGACCCTGCCCGAGGGCGGCATGGCGCTCCTCGACGTGATCCGCAACCTGGGCGCGGACGGCAGCACCTTCGGGCGCGCGATCCGCGTCGTGGCGCGCGAGATCCTCGACTCGCAGCTGCCGGAGTGGCACGCGGCGCCCCCCGCTGCCGAGATCAAGCACTTCGTGTTCGACAAGCGCGACCCCAAGACGTTCTACGTCTGGCCGCGCCCGAACGGGCCGGTGCAGGTCGAGGCGATGTTCCAGGCCGCGCCCGCCGAGGTCACCTCGATGGACGACACGCTCGATCTGCCCGACGTCTACGCCAACGCGCTGGTCGATTACGTGCTCTACCGGGCCTACAGCAAGGACGCCGAGTACGCGGGCAATGCGCAGCGCGCGGTCGCGCACTACCAGGCGTTCAAGGACGCGCTCGGGCTCATGACCGCCGTTGAGACCGCCTACGCACCGACCACCAACAGCGTGCTCAACCCGAACTATCCGGGCCAGCGCGCGCCGGCTGCATGACCCCCTTCGAGGACCTGCTGCCCGAGCTTGCGGTCCGCCTGCCGGGCTGCCCCGAGCCGCTGGCGCTCGCCATGCTGCGTCAGGCGGCGATCGGGTTCTGCCACGAGACGCACATCCTGAAGGGCGGCGTCGATGAGGTGCTCACCCGCGCGGGCGAGGCCGAGTACGAGCTGTTTGCGCAGGAGAGCGAGGTCGAGTTCATCATGCTCGACGCGCTGCACTGCAACGACACGCCGCTGCGCGCGCTGACGCGCGACCAACTGCGCGGCTGGCCGCACTCGATGCAGACCCGCGAAGGGGCCCCGGTCGGCTACCTGCAGTTGGGCCCGAACACGGTGCGCCTGCTGCCGGTGCCCGCCACGGTGAGCACGCTGCGCGCAACCGGCGTGCTGCGCCCGACGCGCGATGCCGATTCGTTGCCCGACGGGCTCGCCGGCCGCTGGGAGCAGGCAATCATCGACGGGGCGACGATGCGCGCCGCGCTCATCCCCGATCAGCCGTTCTCCAATCCAAACCTTGCCGCCTACTACCAGGGGCAGTTCGCTGCCGCCCGGCAGCAGGCGCGAATCGAAGCAAATCGCGGGAGCTCCCGCGCGAACCTGAGCGTGGCGATGCGCCCGCTTGGCTAACCGAACGAGGCTTCAATGGCAGTTTCCTGGTCTGATCCGGTTCGCAACGCCGTGCTCGATGCCTGGGCCACCGCGGTCGGCGCAAGCCCCAAGCTGCGCCTGTACGCGGGGGCGGTGCCGGCTGACGAAACCGCGGCGCTGGGCGGCGCGACGCAGCTCATCGAGTACCCACTTGGCTCGACCTGGACGAGCGCCGCCTCGGCCGGCTCCAAGTCGCTCTCCTCGCTGCCGCTGTCGGGCGCCGCCTCGGCCGCTGGCACCGCGAGCTTCTACCGGCTCTACAACTCGGCCGGCACCGTGTGCCACGAGCAGGGCACGGTGGGCACCTCGGGCGCCGACATGACGATCGACAACGCGGTGCTCGCGGTCGGGCAGACCGTGCGCGTCACGGGCTGGTCCAAGACCGCACCGCACTAAGAGGCCGCCCTCGTGCTCAACTCTGTACAGCTCGCCGAGCTGCGCGCCGAGCTCCAGCGCGACCCGGAGCTGGCGATCCGCCTGCCGCGCGAGCCCGGCCAGGTCGCCGACCGGCTGAACGCGCAGACGGTGACGATGGCGCGCTCGCGCTTCGTGTCGGCCCGCACGGTGTTGCACGAGTGCGGGGTGCTCGGGGCGCTCGCGCTCGATGAGCTCGAGCAGTTCGGGCACGGCAGCCAGCCGGGCGAGTCGAACGAGATCCGCGGCCTGCGCTCGGTCGTGCGCTGGGCGATGCGGTTCATGACCGCAGTGGGCACGGGCGGCGAGGATGGCGTTGACATTGGCGCCGCGTCCACGCGGGCGATGATCGAGGCGACCCGCGATGTGGGCGTGATCAGCTCCGAGCAGGCCACGGTGCTCACCAACCTCGCGCTGCAGCCGGCAAGCCGCGCCGAGCAGCTCTTTGGCGAGGGCGTCACCGTCACCGAGGCCGACATTCGCGCCGCGAGGAACCTGCCGTGAGCACCTATACCCCCAGCTTCATGGCGTCGGTTCCCGTCGCCGTACCGACCCTTGCCACGCTTGCCTCGGGTGCCTACGCAGAATCCGAGGTCCTGGACTTCGGCAACCCCCAGCCGCCCGACTGCTGGCTCGAGGTGGACGTGACGCCCTCGGCCACCCCGACCGGCGGCAAGCAGGTGCTCGTCTTTGCGCAGGCCTCCCAGGACGGCTCGTACTACACGAGCGGGCCGAGCAGCGGCGTCGATGCGACCGACGAGGCCGATCTGTATTTTGTGGGTACGTTGCCGGTGGCGAGCGCCGCAGTGCACCGGCGCATGTTCAGCGTGGCCGATGCGATGCCGGGCGGGCGCGTGCCGCCGTATGCGCGCCTGGTCCTCAAGAACGACTGCGGCGTGGCCCTGTCCGGTGGGGCGGTATACCGCTATCACGCGATCGACACGATCGCCTGAGCGCGCAGCGTGAGCGCGCTGTTCCTGCCCCGACGATGGAGGCGCCAGCCCGTCGGGCCGGTGAGAATCGACCGCACGCACCCGATCGGCGCCAAGGTCCACCACGCGTACACGCCCTGGAGTGGCAGGAGCGCGATTGTCGCGGGCAAGCGCAGCGACACTCCCGTGCTCTCGACCGCGGTGGCGAACCTGGGCCTCGTTCACGACGCTCGGGGCGCGGCCCCCCTTGTCCGCAGGACCGGCTCGTTCTCGGGCGAGGGTCTCTACATGACCGGCAACCCGTCGAACTTGGGCACGCCCCAGCCAAGCTCGATCTTTGTGCTGGTCGATCGGCTGCGCTACGGCAACAGCGATTCGGTGGGCCTGCTGCGGATCTACACCGGCGACCGGCTGCAGATCTCCGCCGCATCGGCCGGCCGCAAGCTCCAGCTTTCCCTTTACTCTGGCGTGAGGGCGACCGGCAACGGGTAGATCCCGGAGGGCTACACCGGGTCGATCGCCCTGACGGCCTTCTCGCTGCAGTCGTACAGCCTGCACGTCGGTGGGCGGCTCGATTCGAGCGGGTCCACGAACGGCTACAACATCCGGGACTTCCGCGGGCTCGGGTCCACGAGCATCGCCTGGCCGACCTGGAGCTGCCCGCTGTTCGTCTACGCCGACGCGCTGAGCGACAACGAGCTCGTCGCGCTCGATGAAAACCCGTGGCAGATTTTCCAGCCCCGGCTCGGCCAGCGCCTGTACTGGATGCCGGCCAGCACCGGCGAGCGCACGATCGGGGCGATCTGGTGGGA